CAGGCCCGTCAAATTGGGCGTCCCTAGGAAAAGGGCGCAGTCAGCACCACCCGCAGGCGAAAGTATCGGCTCGCTGCGTTCTATGATGCAGAAGATGGATGCACGTTTGAGTTCGTATCCCAAGGGGGGATTTGCGGACAAGGGCGAGCAGATGGGCGCCAAGTTTGGTACGTTGGGCAGGTTGGCTGGTCGCGGTCTCGGCGCGGGCTTGTCGGCAATCTCTGGTTACGGCAATTACGCGGTTAAGAAGAATAGCCTGAGCAAGGTCTCCGCTTCCGTGGATATGGTGCCGCAGTTCGTCAAGAACGAGCATAGTATTCGTGTGGTGCACCGTGAGTTTATCTCGGACGTTAGGGTCCCAACAAACCCAACCGATTTCAACGTGTTTTATGCACAGAAAATCAATCCGGGTAATTCACAAATGTTTCCATGGTTGGCAAAAATGGCTAGGCAATATTCGCAGTACAAGATTCACGGCATGGTCTTCACTTTCAAGACAATGACGAGCGACTATTCTGCCAACGGGCCATTGGGTACTATCATGATGGCGACGAACTACGACGCCATCGAACGCGTGTACAACAGCAAAATTGAGCTTGAAAACTCTGAGTTTGCCGTTTCATGCAAGCCGTCAGAAAGCTTGATTCATGCCATTGAATGCGATCCAAAGTACAGCACTCTGGATATGTTGTACGTGCGTGATAGTTCTTACGATACGTCTGACACTAGTGATAGGCGTTTCTTCGACTTCGGCACTTTTCAGTTGGCCACATCGGGACTCCCTGGTACGATCAACACGACCATGGGCGAGTTTTGGGTCTCGTACGACATTGAGCTCTGCAAGCCCATCGTTGGTGGCGACGCAGCCGTGCCACCCTAACGGCAAGAACGGTCGTCAGCACGCCATCTGGCGTGTTGGCCGTGTCTCCGTTGGCAAGGCAGCTCAACATTTATTGGGCCGGCAACTCGTATAATCCAGCTGCTGGCGAGTCGTTGCCTATTGGGCCCACGTCCGCCTCTTTGGCTATCTATGGTGGCGACACGTCTGCTATTGGTTTGTCATACGCCTTGGACTTGTACGATTTGAAGCTACTGGCGTCTGGCAAGTATATCATTACTTATTCGATGACCGGCACGGTTACTGGCAGCACGTCTTTCAGACTTGCGTTGGAAAACACTTTGCTTACGTCGTGCAAGCCGACTTTCGTGGCCAACGGTGCGGCAGTTTCTACTGCCGTAACACCATTTGAGACGACACTCTCGGATGACCAATTGGGTTTCGTGCCTGACAATTGCGGCGGCCTTGCCGGCACTAAGTGTACTTATCAAGGCAGCATCACCGTAACGGTCACCGGAATCCCGGTCAACGACACCAGTGGGCTCAACTATGTTAGAGTCACTCCTCCCAACTACACACAGAATTCGCTTACCAAGATTAACACACTGCTTCGCAGAGTGGACTTGGAGTACATTTGTTTCGGTACGAATGTTCAAGCGCCAACTTTCGTACTGTAGTTGTAGTTTTCATGTATATTCACGGGCCAAGATGCCGACGTTTACGCCGGCAATACCGATTCAAGCCGCATCGGACCCGTCACGGACGCCGGTCGTAAATTGTACGACCGTATTTGGTTTTATAACAAAAACCTCCCTACTACCTCAGTGTAGAC